TGGACAAAGGGTGGTATGGATGATTATCTAAAAAACCCTATTATCCTTGCTTTCCATGACTATTCACGTCCAGTAGGTACCACTGTTGATTACAATGTAACTGACAAGGGACTGGAAATTGTTGCAGAAATTAGTAAAGCTGCAGGTGAAGTGTATAACTTAATCAAAGACGGAGTTTTAAAAACATTTAGCGTTGGTTTTAGCATTAAAGATGCGGACTACGAGAAGGAAGAGGACACATTCTATATTAAAGATTTATCTTTATATGAAATTAGTGTTGTGTCGGTTCCCGCTAATCAAGATTCGACTTTCTCTTTAGCTAAGTCATTTGAAAACGTAGACGAGTATAAATCGTTTAAAGATTCATTTGGTAAAGTTGAGGAAAAAGCGGAATTACAAAAAGAAGAGAAGGAACCTTCTCAGGATAACATTCTTAAGGAAATTAATATGGATAAGAAAGAACTAGAAGCTATGATGGCTAAGTCTGCTGAAGCAGCATTAGACTCATACAAAGCTGAAGTTGCTGAGAAGGCTGAAAAAGCTGCAGCAGAGGCGCAACTTAAATCAATTGAAATGGGTAAGACCCAAGCAGAGAAAACTGCAGAGGCTTTAGAAGCTAAAATTAAGGCTGACGGCGACAATTACGCTAAGTCTATCAACGAGATGTCTGATGAGCTTAAAGCTGCTAAAGACGAGATGGCTGCTATGCAGAAGTCTAAGATGCAATTCTCAGAAGCTGGTGCAGATGCTCCATCTGACGATGAGTTAAACTCTGCTTACATTACTGCTAAGATCTTAGGTAAGTCTATTGATCAAACAGACGTTGGTAAGCAATTAATCGAGAAAGCTACACGTTTTAATGACACTGATTGGGAAACTACTTGGAACAACAAAATCTTCACAGGTATTCAAAACCGTGTTGTAGTTGAGCCACAGTTCCAGTCAATCGCTATGAATGCGCGTGTAATGAACTTCCCGTTCAACCCAGATTCAGGCATCGATGCTACATGGGTAGCAACAGCTGCATTGAATGATGGTGATTCAGTTGGTACAGCATTTAATGATACTTCTTCAGGTACTACTAAGGCGCACGGCTTAACAGAGGTAACAATGACTGCTTCTAAACTAGCTACTCGTGAGTACATCGGTTACGAAGAAGAAGAAGATGCATTGATTCCAATTGCTGGTATCGTTCGTGATGCTATCATCCGTCGTATGGCTCGTACTTCAGACGCATCTATCTTAGGTAATACTACGGTTTCTAATACTCCGTTTACTACTTTAGTTGGACACGCTACTCAAGCTACTAACAACGTTACTACAGGTAGTACTACAGATCCTGTAACAGTTGCAGAACTATTAACTGCTCGTAAGAACATGGGTCAGTGGGGTCACAATCCTGCTAACTTAGTTGCATTCTTATCTCAAGCTGCATACTACAACTTACTAGACGCTACAGAAGTAGTTACAGTTGATAAGTACGGCGATAACGCTACAGTTAAAGCTGGCGAGTTGGGCAAACTTTGGGGTATGTCTCTAGTTGTTTCTGACGCTTTCGAAGCTGCTGGAGCATCTAAGGCTCAGGCTATTATTGTTGACCCTAGTAACTACTTGTTAGGTAACTACCGCAACATGACTATTGAGACAGCTACAGATGTAGTTGCACAACAGAAAGCTCTAGTAGCTACACGTCGTTTCGGCTTCATCGAGAAAGAAGCTGGCGCAGCTGGTAAGGCTTCTTCTAACTTAGTTAAATACGCAGCATCTTAATTGAAGCGTAATTAATTAACTAGATAGTTGATATAAAATCAGGGGATCAAACCCCTGGTTTTTATAAATGAATTATAAGTAGTTTATTTATAAAAACCTTGTCTTAAGACAAAGCATTTAAGGATTAATATGGCAGATTTATACACAGTTAGTGAATACAAAGCATATGCTGGTATTAACAGTACGACTCGTGACGCTGAAATTAACCTACTAAGGACACAAGTAAGTGATCTTATAAAAACATACTGTGGACGTACATTTATTGATAATTACTCTACAGCAAAGACAGAATACTTTGACATCTATGATGCAGAAAGTTCTATCTTCCCAACTGAATTACCTATCGTAGAAGTAGTTCAGCTATTTGAGCGTTCAAGCTCTAAGACAGATAAATCAACTGTCGAACAAAACCACGCAGATAGTAACAACTACTATCTATTAGAATCAGGTACTGCACAATGTACTATTTCTTCTAATACTACCGAAACGACTTGTATTAATAATGACACCTTTACTGGTGCAGGCTTAAATGATCTAACAATCACTGGATACAACGCAAATACGTCGTCAGGTGAAATTGGACGTAGCTATAAAGTACAAATTGATGGTACAGGAACTCCGGACACGTTTAAATGGTCTCGTGATGGAGGGAATAACTGGAAAGAAACAGGCGTAGCAATAACAGGTTCTAGTCAAACACTAGAAGGTGACATAGCTGTAACCTTTGCAGCCACTACTGGTCATACAAGCGGAAACGCTTGGGCATTTACTGCTGAAAGATGGACCGGTATATGTAGTGATACATCATATACAACACAAGCAACTTGTGAAGCAGCTTCAGAATTCTGGACTTGCGATAAAGATTACGAAGTTGATGCTGAAGGGCAGGAAATTATGAGAACTTCTCTTAGCTTCCCTAAAGGCACCAAATCTGTAAAACTTGTATATAAAGGTGGTTACTCTTCTACTCCTACTGAATTAAAGCTAGCTTGCTATGATTTGACTACTTACTATTTAAAGAAAGAGTCAACTCCTGCTAAGTCTATGCCAGGCTCAGATATTAAAAATATATCTCGTAGTCAGTCTTTACATTCAGAATTCCCACCACATATCAAACGTATCTTGGAGCATTATAGGCATATTAGCTGATGAGCTCTGCAAAATTAAAAGAATTTATAAAAAAAGAACTTATCCCTGTTATAAAAAAGGACTTAAGGTCTGAGCTAAATACAATGACTCAGTATGTGAGCTTTCCTTCTCATAAGAATTTAAAGGACATGCTAAAAGTCTATTATGAAATCGAGGATGATGCCTTAGCCAAGAAAATGGCTAGTTTTATACTAAAAGATATAAAGTCTAACTCTCCCAAAAGTATAGTTAAGGGAAGGGTAGGAAGAAAAGTAGTATATATGGCAGAAAGTACTAAAGATGGTAGGGATAACTATGCCGTTCTTAAAAACTGGAAGACAGCAATGTCTGACCGATTTGCTAGTAATTTTAAAAAAGAGATAACAGTAGCTACCTCAACCAGATCCAGAAAGGATAAGAAAACCGGAAAAACAAAAAAGGTTGTAGAGACCGATTGGTACCTAGGGGGTAGTAAGCTTTTCAAACCCCTTAGTCAGTTTCTTATTTTAGGGCACGGAGGTCAAGGAACTATTGCTGCAGTAGGTCAAAGAACTATTAAAGCTATGTCAATGACTCAGAACTCTTCTATGACGTCTAGGGAGTCTAAGACAGTATTGGACCTACTAGGGAAAGAGCCAAAAATAAGAGGGTTCAAGCTTTCTATGGTTGCAAAGAAGCATCTCACAACCAGTGCAGCATTTAAAGGAAACTATAAAGTAGCTTTAGAAATTCAGTCTTATAGCCAGAATGCAGCTCAAGCCGCGGAAGAGAAAGCTCTATACAGTACTCAATTAATCGCCAAGTTAAATGAATTAGCAGATTTAGAAACTAGCCCTTCAGCTGCAAAAATGGTATCAGACGCTTTAGACAGTGTTATACTAGGTAAGAAGATAAAAGATAAAAAATACACCTCACAGGGTTCGGAGGCGTATAAAAATAAGAAGAAGGGTACAAAACCTAAAAAACCTATAGTAGGCACTCCAAGGTTAAGAGACAAACAAGGAAGATTCACTTCAGCGGCTAATTTACAGAATATAATCCAATCTCAAATAACGGAAAAAGTTAAAGAGAATATGGGAGAAGGGGGGTCTCTTGAGAATAGAACTGGAAGATTTGCAGAATCAGTTACAATTACAAATGTTACACAGTCTAGGCAAGGAACATTAACAGCTTTTTATAATTATATGAAGTATCCTTATCAGACATTCGAAAGAGGCTTTAAGCAAGGCTCCACGAGAAGAGACCCAAGACTACTTATTAGTAGATCTATTAGAGATATTGCAACCAAATTGGTTAGTCATAAGTTAAACGTTAGAACTAGGAGAGTATAATGGCAGGTAAAGCACGTTCAGCAATAGTAAATGAACTCATTACTAAAATTAAAGAAATTGACGGCTCTGGTTCTTTCAATATTGACTTAGCTAACAATGTTACTAACAAGCTGATCTTTTGGGACGAAGTAAATGACTTCCCTTATGTATCGGTAGTAGCAGGTAACGAAGTACGAGAGTACTTACCAGGAGGCTTCAAATGGGGCATGCTGGGATTAAACATTAGAATGTATGTATATGGCGAAGAGCCTTTAGATGAACTAGAAAAAGTACTATATGACATTGAAACACAAATTGACGCTAATAACGTATTAACATACGATACTGGCAAACAGACTGAGCAGATGACGATATTAAGTATCGCAACTGACGAAGGATTACTTGCTCCATACGGAGTAGGTGAGATTACCTTAGAAGTAAGGTATCAACTATAGTCCAAAACGGAAATAGACAATAGTCAAATATTTCGTTAATGACAAGTTAAAATAGGAGAGATAAAATGGCTTTATCTTTAAGCAGAAATGCAACGTTCTATGCGTCATACGTGGCAGCAGGAACGAGTACCTGGGACGGTACAGGAACAAACCCAGATGATGCGGATACTTTTGAGATTCCAATTCTTGATGGATTTTCATTCTCACAGGCAACTGGTACACAGAATGTAACATTAAACGAGGCAGGTACAGCACCTAAACGTGGTCAAAAGATTTTTAATACATCTATTGAGCCGGTTGATTGGAGTTTTACTACTTACATGCGTCCATTCACAGACGCTGCAGACAGTGACAAGCACTCAGCAACGGAGAAGCTATTATGGAATGCTTTAGTATCTAATACTCAGACTAATAATACTTCAACGGGCGGTATTTCTTGTGATACTACTGATATGACAATCGACTTTGAAGATTCAGAGCACAACCAATTACTTACTTTTACTGGTTGGTTTGCTTTTTCTGATTCATCACTAACATATGAATTAGCAAATATGGTTGTGAACTCAGCTTCAATCGACTTTGATATTGATGGAATTGCACAGATCACATGGTCTGGTTTCGCTACTTCAGTTTCTCAAGTAGGTGCAGATTACCCAAGTGCTGCTAGCCCTGCTGCAGGATCTAACGGACACGTACCAGCTAACACAGATGCAGACTTCATTCTTAACAGACTTAGTACTGTTAACTTGACTTCTACAATCTCTGGATCTTCAAAAGTGTACACATTCCCGCTAACTGGTGGTAACATTACTATTGATAATGGTGTATCATTTGTAACAGCAGAGGAATTAGGTAAGATTAACTCACCTATCGACCACCAGGTTGGCACACGTGCAATCTCGGGTAACTTCACTGCATACTTAGACTCAGCAGCTCTTAGCTCAAAAGTTATGTATGATGATATCTTAGCAGATATTAATGGTGCGGCTCCAGACGTTACAAACTCTTTCAACATTGATCTTAAGATCGGTGGTGCAAGTGCTCCATTCGTACAATTCAGTATCCCGACAGCTCATTTGGAGCTACCGTCAATTGATACTGCGGATGTTATGGGTGTTA